AGCACACACCACCTTTGTTCATTTCAATTCAATGAAACTCAAGAGCTCCATTTGCTTCTATAAGTTCAGTATTTCCCCACACCTTACCTGCTATCATAATTATACTCCACTATCTGATCAATAACTTCTTCAAAATTATCCAAGTAAATCATACTTGGTCCATCACTTCCAGATGTATCAGGATCAGGATGTACTTCTAAGAAAAAGTTGCGTACGCCCATAGCACTAGCAGCACGAGCCAAGCCAGGAACATAATCACGATTGCCCCCACTACCAGTACCCAGTCCTCCTGGTCTTTGAGTCGAGTGGGTGCAATCCATAACAAGTGGCGTAGGTAAATTATCGAGCATCCAATTAATGCCGGTATAATCAACCACGAGATTATTATATCCAAAACTTGTACCTCTTTCAACAATCCAGACTTCAGACGCTTCTTCACATTTACTTATAATTCCTGGAACATCCCATGGAGCTAAGAACTGACCCTTCTTTATCATAACAGGAAGTCCTGTTTTGCAAGCTGCTTTGATTAGATCAGTTTGTCTACAAAGAAAAGCTGGAATCTGAATAACATCTAAGTATCCAACAACATAAGGAAGTTGATCAGTTTCATGCACATCAGAAACTATTTTTAAATCTTTATATTCCATTTTCATTATATTGAAGTCTATCATTGTAGGATGAAGACCTAAACCTCGTTTAGAGTCATTGTGAAATCTATTGGCTTTATCATAACTTGCTTTGAAATAATAATCTAACTCATACTTTTTACATACGTCTCTACAATGTAAAGCTATCTCTAGTGACTGTTCAATACTTTCATGTTGACAAGGTCCAGCTATTATTCTCATTTCTTTTCTTTCATTATGTCTTTTTCAATAGTTACTTTTTCACTAGCTTTCCAAATGTATGCAGCAGCTGCAAGTATCAATATAGCTCCAGCTTCAACTGCTAATGTCAATGGATCACTTTCTTTTCCTTGTAAAATTATTAATCTACACATAGCAGTCATTGCAATTATGATTGGAAGAACAATAGGTATCTTTCTACTTACAAAGAAAGAACCCACCATACCAAGAACCTCTGTGTAGATGAATAACATAAACAAGTCTGCAAGCTGTACTGATCTTTGACACCACATATCCCATATCTGTTCTCCAGCAGCTATCATAGTTAAAATACCTATAACAGCTAGTAATGTCTTCTCACTGTATACTGTGGTCCAATGTAATTTTTGATCAATTGAGCCCATTTGCTTCTCCTATAACATTATTAGCATAAACATATTCTAATGCGTTATTTGCTTCAACCTCCATTGGTCTATTCTCATACCAGTTACCGGTACTACGATCAAACTCCATACACAAATCAACTATCTGTTTAGCTGTAATTGGGTATCCTCTGAATACAGCATTACCTGCTGTACTAATCATAATAGCATACATTTTACGATACCAGCCTTCGCCACTAATCGTCATGTATTCTGCTGCAAGTTTCTTTGGCCAGAATGGACAATCACTATATCCTGTCCATGTATATTCTGTATTACTTAGCTTACCTTTGCGGTGTTCGATTACTTGCTCTCTCCAAGCAGGAGGTAATCTATCTAAGAAGTTTACACTATTTAGCTTTTCATTATAAGCATGTTTACTCATTAGAGCATCAGGATCAATACTTTCACCATGTCTGTTATCGAAAATAAAATTAAAAGATTCAGAATAACGTGCAGGAATGAAATACATGCGAGATAAGTCTTTAGTTTGTCTATCTCCGATTGCCTCCATTTCCGTGTTGAGAGCGAACCAGAAGTGTTTGATTCTAGCTGCTTCAACTCTTTCGATAAGAGGAAATACCAATCGGAACTTTGGCGCATCCAACTTACTGCTTGCAGTACTATAGCAGACAAAATTCCAATGACTAAAACGAGCCCTGACATACTCTTCTATGTTCCCTTGTATCTCAATATCATCAACATCAACAGCACACCAAGACTCCCAAGCAAGTACATTCTTGTTGGATCTTGTAGTACCAGTTTCATATACAGCCGGTGAAATAAGTTGCGCATCTTTCTTTCCTCCTAATGGTATCTCTGATAATTTATATAGAAACTTGACAAACTTATCCCATGTATCAAAGTCGAGTTTTCTATGAGTCTTGTTATCATATTGATTCTTGAATATAGTTAGTGCATAAGTCAAAGACGTTAATCCTTAGAACCACTTTTGAAAAAGTATCAGAACACCTATCAAGCCTACAATACCAATTGCATGCCAAAGATAACTTTCTATTAGTAAGTATGTTTCCATCAAAAAAATGCCTCCAAAGTAGCTTTAGGTTCATCGTCCCATCCAACAACATCAAGAATGCTTCGAACAGGTTCGACAAAAGATTTCTCATACATCTTATTATAGTCTATAAACCTATGTAAGTCAAGCTCTTTAGGAAGATTGAGAGAGTATGATATAATATTCTCTTTGATTGGATTGGGTGTCTTCAGATATACAAACTTGATCTTCTCACCATTCTTAATAGTCTCATAAGACTTATCCAATCCTTTCTTAGTAACTTGATTGTTATATAATAAAGCTCCACGGACATGTATGGGACAAGCTTTTTTATAGATTGTCTTACGATCATACCACTTGTCTATATCAGATACACCTCTAGGAAAAGAAACCTCTTCTGGAGGAAGAGATGAGAAATGTTTCTTAAACTCTCTAAGGAATTGTTGAGTTGCTTGTTCACCTTCCAATAGAATAATTTTGAATATCTCTTTGAACTTATCTCTACACACTTGAGGAGTAGAAGACTTTACAGCTTCAACACCCATTACCTTGAGTTTAGGTTCAGCATACTGTACACCTTCATTATTGTGTACATTCATAAAATATCTCTTCTTAGCAATCCACACAGCCTTATCTGCAATCACCTCACGTGCCATCTCCATACGATTCTCATATGCATTGACTTTCTTAGCAAGAGTTGCATATGCTTTAGTTAGAATAGGTTCCATATGTTGAGAGCAGATCTTATCTAAGAACTTAACAGGATTCTTAGGATTGAATTTATCCACAACACCTTTCATATTAACATATAATGAATCTGTGTCAATAGCTATGACATAATCTTCTCCAAGAGTATCTAACATTGAGTTCATTTCATCGTTGATAGCTCTTTCTGCCCAACGAATAGACAGTTGTCCTGACGTAGTAATAGCTTCTGCAACTCTATGATCAAAGTATCTAAAGAAGTTATTACCTAGAGCACCATACAAACTATTCATAAGAATCTTAATAGCCATCTGATTATTCTCAAGTGTAACTATCTCATTTTCTAGTTTCTTAGTCTTAGCTGTTTGATACTCTTGTGTTGCCTCCAACATACGATTCTTGATAACTCTACGTTCATCATAATATTGTTTAATCACCTTAGGAATAATACCTTCATCATCTCTACGGAATCTAATACCAGATGCAGCCATAGTAGAATCTAAATCATTAGTAGAGTTAGTATTAGCTAACATCTTGTCTACATCTACATTAGGAACCTTACCTTCAATGATAGTTTCAGGTGACATATTGTATTGTACAATGATATTAGGATAAAGAGAGTTCAAGTCAAAAGAACATACCCACTCATGCATACCAGTTTGTGGATCTTTTACATATGCACCAGGATATGGAGTCTTGACTTGAGCTTTCTTAGGAGGAACTGCAATCTGTTGTTTGTTTAGAATATTGTATATGATTGAATCCCAGATAGATGTAGTACCAAAAGTCTCACTATAATTTACACGACCCCGATAAGCCATAGTCATAGCAAGAGTAATCAAACCCATCTTCTCTTCAAGTCTATCCACAAGTTGAACATCCTTGATATTATAGTCAATATATTTCTGGAAGTCATGTTTGTATAGGTTAAGAAGATTACCATGCTCTTCATAAGATAGTTTACGTTCACCTAATACTACATTAGCAATATGATCTAGTTTGTATGATTCTTGTTGGCCATATGCATATCCAAACTTACGGAATAGATCATAGTAATCTAGTTGTTGGATACCAGACATTTCATAAGCTATATTAGATCTACCTGCAATTACAATCTCACGTTGATCTACTACACCCCATGGTGAGAACTTACGATAGACGTCTCCACCTATAATATTCTTTACACGATTTATAAGATAAGGAAAATCAAATAAACGAGTATTCCAACCAGTAACAATGTCCGGACAGGTCTTAGGATCATGCCAAGCTGATAGCCAACTGAGTAGAAGGTCGATTTCGTCCTTGCATTTAGTGTATTCGATACCTTCGACGCCATCGACTTCACAGTTATTCGGTTCGTAGTCATATAAACCCCACACTCTATAAATGTTATCTAAATTATTCTTCATTGTAATAGCCACAACTGGATGTGCAGCTTCAGCTACAAATGGAAAACCTTCGTCAGATGCTACCTCTATATCAATAGTAGTTACATTGACTTTTTTTCTATCGAACTTTATATCATGTGGATATTTATCACATATGAATTGAGTAACATAGTTAGTTGTTCCATACACTGGAAAGTTGTCTACATTGTCATATCGTTTTACAAAGTCTGTAGCTTCTCTCATAGTATCAAATGTCTTAGGAAGCACAGATTCATTCTGCAGGTTATTCCAACCTGTTTCCTTATCAGATTTTATAAAGAGAGTTGGCATATAAGGAACCTTCTTCGAGGTTCGTTTACCATCTTCCACGCCACGAAAGAGGATATTGTTACCATAACGGTTAACGCTTGTGTAAAAGTTCATGTTCCCTCCGAACTTACAATCAGCTTATATTATACTATAAATTTGGTGAGGGGACAACAGCCCCCTCACTTTATTGTAACTTCTTCAGTTCCATCATACAGCTTTTAGACTGCTCGTGATATCCAAGCCGCGATAGTTCTACCGCTGCCCGTGAGTATCCTATCACCATTGTAGTCCGATCTAACGAATCCCACAATGAGCAGAAGGGCGATAATATGAAACGTACTATAGTTGACATTCATACCCACCCTTTCAAATTTTGGTTATAATCACTAACCAATTTGAAGGACTGATCACCTCTAGCAACATTCTTGATATCACCTCGAGCAATACCAATATCAGCTAATTCTCTATCGGTTAATCTCGAAAGTTCATTAAAGGTGTTTCTGTAAGATTGACTTTTACGCAGTTTCTGTAAGAAGTTCTTTAGTAGATTTGTCATGGTTTACCTCGTTTTGACCAATTTTGATTTTACGAGGACGCT